TCACATGCAGGATTTGAGAAAAATCTGGAAGAATCAAGATTTCAGATACACCAAAGACCAGAAAGAGCAGTACGAGATGCTCTTACAAGCACGAAGAGAGCGTGTAGCGAGTTTCTACGAAAACGATCGAGTTTTCAAAGGACCGAGGATTGTGAAGGAAAAAGAAGTAGAGCAGGAAGAATAATTCCTGATTTGCTTCACCTTTCGCACGTTGCGTCTCAACTGTCTCGTGGATATGTTTTGTATGTCCACGAGATTTGTCTTCTGGACGTAAGTTAATCAAACTTCATCATGTTTCGTAAAGTCACTGTTCACCCCAGCAATTCCATTCGTTTCACACCAAGAGCGAAGGAAATCACTCAACAACTGAATGAGTTTCGCCGTGCTTATGGTGACGTTCCTTTTGAGATTATGGCAAAAGTATTTAATCTGAATCTAACAAATTGTGCCCGCTATTACTACGGTATTCATCACTTTCAGGGTGGATATGCTAGTCGTACAAGTTACACACAAATGCGACAGGGTGCATGTGTTGATCTTTGAGTCACCTTCAGCGTCATCTTCAGGCACATAATAATCTTCATTGTCACCTTCAGTGTCATCATTAGCAAAATAATTTACCTTCAAAGTCACCTTCAGCGGTATGATTGATCTACGTCCATATCAGCGTCAAGCATGTGACGCAATGAAATCTCATCATCATGGGCAGATTATCATGCCCACAGGTGCTGGTAAGACCACTTGTATGGTGAAAGATTGTATCGACAGATTTGCTTCCCTTGGTGATGCTCCAGGTAAGCATATTGTTGTTGCACCAAGAATTCTTCTTGCACAACAGTTATGTGAGGACTTCATCGAGAATGAAGTAAATGCTGCTGTGCTGCATGTGCATAGTGGTCAGACCAATCACATGAGTACTACAAATGTAAACTACATTCGCAGGTGGTCAAATCAAGCATATCATCATCAAATCTTTTTTACAACCTATCACTCGCTTAAGAAACTTCGGGAGGCAGGTATTCATGCAGACACAATCTATTTTGATGAAGCACACCACAGCATTAAGAGAAACTTTTTCCCTGGCACGGAACACTTTGCTGTTGATAGTAGTGACCGCTGCTATTTCTTCACTGCTACTCCTACCCACTCTAATGTTGCTCACTTACCTGGCATGAATGATACTGAGATATACGGAAATGTCTTGTATAGAATTGTTACAAAAAAACTTATCGACTCTGGATACATTTTGCCACCGGAATTGTCTGTCAGTTCATTCTCTAAGGTCAAAAAGAATGACCTTAATTATGAAATAGAGGCAGAAAACCTGGTCAAAACTATTGATAATGATGGCAAATCCAAGGTTCTGGTGTGTGCCAGGAGCACAAAACAGATGATGGGTATGCTTTATGGCACCAATCTCCGTCAGGAATTGAAATCCAGAGGATTTAATTGGTGCTCGATCACATCAAAGCACGGAGCAATCATCAACGATGTGAATGTTAGTCGAGATCGGTTCTTTGAAGTGTTAAAAGAATGGGGTGAATCAGACCGCCGCTTCATAATACTTCATTACAACATATTAACTGAGGGGATCAATATACCTTCTCTCGAATCAGTTGTTTTTCTGCGCTCGCCCAATGTAACAGCAGCGACACAATCTATCGGCAGAGTGTTGCGAATTGATTCGCATGGAGTGAATCTGAAGAATGTTGGCACCGTTAGTATTCCTGCCTACGATACGGTCGGAATCAATACCACACGAAACTTATCGGCAGTTATTGATTCAATTCACAAAGGTCAACACTTCACTCGCACAATCGGAAAAAAATGACAATGAATGAGCGATTCATTGTTCCCAAAACAGATTTTGATCTGGGAACTTATCGGGAACTGAAAGCAATCCTAGACGAAATTCCAGACGACTGTTTGGATAAACCAGTAATTATCTGTGATAAATCGATCGAAGACATCTACATCAGGGATGGGGTTAGTTATCCCACGCCGAATGGTGAAGAGTTTCGATCAGTCAGAGGCATCGGATTCACTGGATCTGGGTGTAAGAAACTCGGAGCAGATAACATGCTTCTGTATGTTGGAGATTGAAGTGCCAGTTCTTTTCATTTTCACTGGACTTCGTTTGGTGGTTGCATCATCGTGGTTGCTGATTCTTATTGAGGAAGCATACTACATTCAAAGTGTTTACTCTGAGTATTCATCATCCATTTGTAGTATGTCTTAACAATGCAAAATAAGCATCTGCATCATCCCGAGGATCTGGTCCTCGAAGGAGACCTTAGTGCTCTCAACATTTTCACTGATCCTGATGCGATTATCAGTTGCAAGATTGATGGTTCCCCAGCAATAGTCTGGGGCACTAATCCTGCTACGAGTAAATTCTTTGTTGGCACTAAATCTGTTTTCAATAAAGTAAAAATCAAGATCAATCATAGTCATGATGAAATTGATTTGAATCATTCTGGAGAGGTTGCTACGATTCTCCACTCATTGTTTGATAATCTTCCGAGAACTGATAGTATCATTCAAGGAGATTTTATTGGATTTGGTGGATGTAATCGGTATCAACCGAATACGATTGAATATGTATTCCCCCAGGTGCTGCATGAGAATGTTATCGTCGCCCCCCACACACAGTATAAGAGCGAAACGACGCTTCGAGGGGCGGTAGCATCACCCCTGCAATCAAAGTTAAATCATACAAATTCATGTAGATTCATTCAACCAGAGTGCTCAATTCACCCCTATAGGGATGATTTTGAACCTATTTGTAACTTTGCGAGGCAAATGTCCACCTTATGTAAGTTCGAGGACTCGAAGGGGGCAGCAAAGATCCGAAAATACATCAATTCTAAGATCAGGGCGGGCACACTGAATACCATGAAGGACGACGAAACTGCTAAAGATTTGGATGTTGACATCAATCTCATCAGATTGTGGAAGTTAGTATTATCAATGAAGATAGATCTGTTCATGTTTATTGCTGAACCAGAGCATGTATCAGATCCTGATTGTTACATAGATGGAGAACTTTCATTTCATGAGGGTTATGTACTGACATCAAAGCATGGGTCAATTAAACTCATTGATCGAGAGTCATTTTCCAGGAGCAATTTTCTCAAAGGAGGTTATACATGATCAATTAGTCGAAATTATTCTTCATTGTATCTGCATTTTTCTCCTACGACTAATGGAAACTTATCAAATCACGCTGACAATCAAAAGCGAAACTCATCCCCGAAAATGGATTGCAGAAACTATTAACGAAGTTCTTAATCCTGGTGAGGATATTGTGGACTACGAAATCATCCCTATTCTACTTCAAGAAAATGAGTAACAAAGAACACAATAACCTAAATAGTGTGTCAGGAGATAATAACAAAGGAGGTTCACCTTTGTCACAGTTGGACTACGATAAATCAATTCTTGAACTAAAACTTAGAAAAGAGACATTGCAGTCACAAATTATAGAAATTGATCAGACATTAGAGTATCTCATACAACAGCGTGATGAAATTGTAAATTGGAAAGGCAATAACATTGAGGAATTGTATAGAGATATTATTGGAATGGAGTATTGGGACTCGGATTTAGAATAGATTCTCTTTAGTTTTGCTATAGATGATACAAAAATCAACCTTGACATGAAGACAATGGGTTGCGCTGGGCAGTATTACTGCCTATCCTTCAAGAGTAATCTTAAAGGTCGGACCATGACCACTGCGGTTCCAGAATCATTTCCAATCATTTCTGAAACAAAAGTTTACAATCGAGATTTTTATAGTTTCAAACTATCTATTGCGGAAAAAGATGTCATTGATTGGTGTATCCAATCAGATGAAGATTATTCCATTGAAGCAATTCAAATCCGAAAAATCTTATTTTCGAGAGAAGTCACTTGGGACAAATCACAAACTAAAATTGTATTGCATTGTTTGAACAAGTGCATGAACATTTTTCAAGGTACAAAAGATGTTCACTCAAGGATGATGGAGCAAATATAGCAGTATGTTTCAGATGGGTTTCCATCAATCATTCGTATCACTATCATTCAGTTGTCCACTTTACCACTCAAATGTTTAATCGATTGAGATTATTTCACTTCTTCAATTCAACCGGAGAAGAAGTACAGATTAGAGAAACATCTTTCGAGAAGGCAAAAGATCGTCTTCCTAAGTATTTTTATTGGGAGACATTTGCTGTGATGTAATTGTATTGGGGGGTTTGTATTCCTTGGGGGATCATTTAGGTCTCCCTTTTTTTATGTTTACCTTCGATAACATAATTGAATAATAAATATATGAGAATTGACTAATTCTAAATTACATTCTATAATAGAAAAGTAACCACCACTATCTGCAACTTATGCCATCATCCACTTATCATCGTTCACAAAAGAGTAAGTATCGAATCACATTAGAGATTGAAGCATTAGATGACTTCAACCCACACCAAATTGATTTTGCAAGAGCGTTCAAATTAGAGGGATCTGAGAGAGTTGTTAGTAGATATGTTGAAGATCTGAGTACACCAGATCGATATTTTGCTTGATCTGAGTTTAAGTATCTCGTCCTACAAATTAAGAATAGCAACTGACAGTCCACTGTGAACCTCATCCAGACACTTTAGTAATTGACACATAGTATAAACAACTACTTTCTAACACTTATGTCCGGTGTTGCTGAAGATTGCACACAGTTAAGTTTGGTTTTGACTAAATTAGAAAGGAAGTTTGAACAGACAAATTACCAGACACACTGACACACTGAATCGGTCGATCACTTAACGAAGGTATGTTTGCAAGCATCCCTTCGTTTTTTATTGCTTAAAAATCTCTATTTGTCCCTTTTCTACCATAGACAATAGACGAGAAATCATCGACGAGAAAGTAATACAATTATCACGACAGTATTCTTTAGCAGCATCATGTTCCTTTGGACTTAATGTTATTGAGATTCTGCGCTTTCGTTGTTTCATTGTAAAGAATGTTATGCGGCGATCTTGGGACGGAAAGCATCGAGTGTCAAGGTGCAGTGGACATCTCATGAACTGGACCACAATCATCCATATCGGTCTATACACAGGCATACTTGTGGTGGGGCAAGTTCCCCAGATCTTTCTATACCATTTGTTATGTCTATCGATCCAATCACTGGTCAACAACCATCTGTCGCAATGCAAGTCATCGATTTGCAGTTGCAACAAATCAGAAAAAATCCACCTGCACCAACGACTATTTCTCGATCGCTGTTCCTCACCAGCATGGCAATGAACGACGCTTTGGCGGCGTTCGATAAAAAGGAAGAAGGATTCGCAAGATCCTACAGAGCACGCAAATTTCAGGAGCACGACCAGAGCGACGTGGTTGCTGCTGCTGGTATTTCAATGCTTAAGCGGTTGTATCCCAATCAAAGAAAGTTCTTTAATGACCAATTAAAAGAACTAGCACCTGATCTTAGCAAAGAAGAGTTGAAATTAGGTCGCAAAGTTGCGAAAATGGCATACAAATCCCGTAAAAGTGATGGAATTGATAACAGTGTAGAGTTTTATCCTTCAGATTCGGGTGATATTAACGCCTGGCAACCGCCAAAAGTGCCCACGGGAGTTGTGGTGAACGACATTGGCACCCCGATTGCAACTGAAAATCCCGAATCTTACTACGTTCCTGGTGCTTTATCACCTGGGCACATGTATGTTCGTCCCGCAGTGATGGAAAGTGGTGATCAATTCCGTGCTCCAGCACCACCTAGGTACGGAAGTGACGACATGTATGTTGATGCTTTAGGAAATGTTTCTACGGAACATGATGCTTTCGTAAAACAATTCAAGGAAGTTGTTGATGTTCAGGCAAATATGACTCCATTTGATAAAACAACCGCAGAATACTGGGCGGATGGACCTATGTCAAGTACGCCTCCTGGACATTGGAATGAGATCAATATGGATCTTTGTCTCAAATACGGCAACGATTTGAAAGATGATGTGAAGTCAACTTTCCTACTTAATGCTGCATTGATGGATGCTGGCATTGCAGCATGGGACAGTAAGTATCACTGGGGTAAAAAAGGTTATGGCGTTCGTCCACAAACAGCAATTCGTAAACTGTTTGCTGATGATGAAATTCAAGGATGGAAAGGTCCAAACAAGGGCATTGATACCATCACAGGTTCTGAATGGCAACCGTATCAATCTCCCACATTTGTTACACCATCCTTCCCCGAGTTTGTATCAGGACACAGCACATTTAGTGCTGCTGCTGCTGAAGTATTGTCGAAATTTTATGGCAGCGATGAGTATTATGATGGTGTGTCAAAAGGTTACGATCACTATGGTGACGGCAAGCGTCATTTTGTAGGAGAATATACAACCACAGATCTGGTCTTTGAAGATTATGATGGTGAACCCATCACCCTTCGCTGGGACACTCTTCAAGATGCTGCTGATGATGCTGGTTGGTCTCGACTTCCCGGTGGAATCCATATTCAAGATGGAGACCTTCGTGGTAGAGAAATGGGACAACAAATTGGCGAGTTAGTGTATGAAACTCTTGCCTGATCATATTAGCAAGTTCTCCCTTTTCCTAAAACAATGAAAAAACTTCTACTCGACTACGATTTGATTGATTCACTTGTTCCTTTTAGTTTCGGGGCAATGACGATGGCGTTCATTTGTATCACTGGTCAGTTTGTATTCTTCAATCCTAATGCAAAAGATGAATGTAAACTGAAATCAGGAACACACACTCTGATCATCGCAGACACATTCCTGGGCGATGCTTACACCTGCCAACCTATCAAACAAGGTAAACTGCTGTGAGAGACAAATTGATCGATTGGAACAAAATTAACCCCAATTTGCTGGGTGATTATGATCTCGATAGCATATTTAACGCTATTGAAGAACACACTACGGTCGAACATGAGAGAGGAAGGTATAAAATAGAGTATGATCGCTTCAATTCTTGCTCGATTTGGTCGTCGCATGGGCAGGTTCTTGCCAGGGTGGGAAATAATATGATGGAAATTTGCTATCCTAACACTCCCGCTCATTACGCTCATGATGATCGATTGTGGGCATTGGTTAGGAACAACAACTGGAAACTCATGGATGTGTTTTTCCAATCATGCTATCTCACCACTCCACATAAAATTAGGTTCCTAAGAAAGCGCACTGATAGTAAAAATCCGTCTTACTTTCTTTATGTCGATGGTGAACCTGTCGGAGATTTTGACTCCATTTTTGCTACTAGGGAAAGAGTCGCCGGTCATCCCATTGGCACATTTAAGAAGAAAAGAGAAACCGAATTGTTCTCTTGGGCGACGGTTGCATGATCGTCACAGTCATCCTTGACTTTATATCCACATTCGCTCATAATGTATTATTACATCAATTCAATGGATTTTTATGAACTCTCACATTGAAACGCAGATGCTCAAATTCAACAATATATGCGAATGTTGGAATTACGTTATGAACTATGTTACAATTCTAAATGAAGATTATTTTAACAAAACTGGTAGGAGTGATCTTTGTTTCTGTTGCGAAATTCCAACTGGGAAGTACATCAAATTGATGGCAATCCATTCATCATTAGTAACTGCCAAGAATAAGGTCGGTAAAGAATTGCATTGTTACATCAATCATCAGACAGGCAATGTTTATTCTTCATGCGATCTCATCAAAGGCAATATCTTTGATGATTATCAGAGGGGCGAATTGTTTGAGAGGGCAGAGTTTACTGGTGACTATCTGATG